GCTTTTTAACCTTGGTCGGAGGACTGATGTAAATTGGCATTTCAAATTCTAAACTGGCAATGTCTATATCTGTTTCAGTGCCTTGCGGTATTGATCTAGAACTGAAATTAGTACTGGTAAGATAGATAACACTGAGACTGGTCCAATCAACATAGTTGTCTGTGGTTTGAACTTCGAGACTTGGATTGAATAAAATTAATATCTGCTCAAGCAATTGCAATTTTTGATCTGTATTTGATGTCCATACATCTGCCTTAACCCGCAATTTAAAAGGAGTTGGCATTAATCTTTCAACAGTATAGCCTGCACCTTGTTCAGTACCATATACTCGTTGCCCTGCAACATCTTGGTAGGTGCGTTCTCGTACATTTACCTTACTAACAAATGTGCTGTCTGCTAGTCTGCTGGTATCTAATTCTAACCCTGTGATATAACAAGAAATTCTTGGAACAGTAGGCATTTTGTTTTCACTGTTGTCTTTGATTATACTAGCCACTTGTCTAGTCAAGTCACCATACATAACAGGTACTAGTCGTTCTTCTTTATCGCCCGCTTGATATTTAAATCCAATAAACACCCGCATGAACTGTGTTACATACCGGCGTATCTGTCCATCGTAAAAGAAATCCATTATTCGTCTGCCTCTGGTCTAAGAGCTTTTGACAAGCTCTGGCGCTCTTTAACTACCTTGCCATTAATGGTTGCAGTTTTTGCATTATTGACAAAGTCTGCTTTTTGTGTTTGTCTAACATCTTTGCCAACAAATCTATCGCCGGTGCCAACATCGCTTTCGCCTAGGTTGTTCATGGTCATTCTTACATTATCCTCAATCTTGATCCATCGTGTGCCACTGTATCTAAACAGTCGAGTAGGCAAATAATCTGTTCTTAAACAGAATTGTCCTTCTTGAGGGGTTGTTGGGAAAGCAATACCGGCAGTGAATCTAGCACCGTTAGCTGGAATTGCATCAGCTAGCCAAGTATCTGTATTGCCGTTTATTTCTCCATACCCACCACGCTCAATACTTCTATAAGTTTGATCAGCAGTAACTCCGGCATATATAGGATTACCTTCAGTGTCAAACAACGGAGCACCATTTTCGTCTGTGGCCTGCGGTTGGTTATCTGTAATGAAAGTTGTTTCAAGGTCAGCACTGATCAGTTGAGGATTACCATCTGGGCCTTTTTGCAAGTGATAAAACTGCGTAGTGTCAAATCCACTCTTTGGAGCATCTGCTTCTGCTTGGTCCAGTACCGCAGCAGTGATCTGCATTTCTTTTTCATAAGTCGACATGATGTCGCGCAAGGTAGTATTACTGCCTTCTTCTGCAACACCATCAAGTATCTGTTTAAATTCTTGACTGTCAACCAAGGGTTTACATTTTGCACGATATAAATGCGGATACCAAGTTACTGAAAATCCTTCTGCTGCCCTATTAACTTCTTCAACAACATAGAATCGTTTGAGAGCAAATTGCAAATTGTTTAAGGCATGTTCATCTTTCAAGTGAGGTAGTTCAATAACATCGCCACTCATGATCTTACGACCTATTTTTTCTACAGTGTCGTTGATGTGGAAGGTCATAAAGATTGTGTCGTTTTGTAAAAACAAGCCAAATTGACTTAGGTTAAAATCAATATCTGCTAGGTTGTAAACACCACGCAACAGATAAATGTCGGGATCATACTTGCGATCACGGTTTTCTAAAAACAACAGATCTTGAATTTGTGTTTCGTTAGAAGTACCGTAGTTTGGAGTACTTGGAGTATCGCCCTGAGTGGCGGCTCCAGGCCCAATATATTTGTGAACCAGCACATCAGTACCGCCAACTTGGAACATTTCCCAAACGGTTTTGTCAATAAATTTGTAATCGTTGCCCTTTTCTGGGCGGTATAAGCTGAGTCTTGGCATAGTAGTATATTTACCGCTACGATAAATAGTTGTATGAACCAAATAGATCAAGCCAAAAAAGAAGTCTACGACTACTGCAAACTCATGCTGGGCGACGGCATGATTGACATTGAATTAGACCCCCAGCACTACGAAATTGCACTGACTCGAAGTCTAGCTGTTTTCCGCCAACGAAGTGATAACGCTGTAGAAGAAAGTTATGCATTTATGACACTGAAACAGGATACCAACGAATACATTCTTCCAAAAGAAATTCAACAGGTGCGTCAGATTTTCCGTCGCAGTGTTGGTTCAAGAAGTGGTAACGGCACCGGCGGTACAGTATTTGAACCGTTTAACATGGCCTATACAAACACCTATTTGTTATCATCAACAAATATGGGTGGCTTATTAACTTACGAATTATTCAGTCAGTACCAAGAACTAGTAGGTAAAATGTTTGGTAGTTTTATCAACTTTACATGGCATCCAACTCATCGTAAATTGATCATTCAACAACGCCCCCGCGGTGAAGAAGAAGTAATGCTATGGGTGTATAATACTCGTCCAGATTTTGGTATCATCAACGATACCTATGCAGGGCAATGGGTTAAAGATTACAGTCTAGCCAACTGTAAAATGATGTTAGGACAGGCTCGTGAAAAGTTTGCGCAAATTGCAGGACCTCAAGGTGGTTCAAGTCTAAACGGTGCGTCTATGAAAGCAGAAGCACAAACGGATCTAGATCGTCTAACCAAAGAATTAGAAACTCTAGTGTCAGGCGGTTCTGGCTACAGCTTCATAATTGGTTAACCAGAGTTGACCTTGTAGTTATTCTATAGTATACTTGTCTTATAGGAGACATTTATGATTATAGGAATATGCGGATTCATCGGCAGCGGCAAAGATACAGTTGCTGATTACCTTGTTAACTTCCACGAATTTAGGCGAGAGTCATTTGCTAACACACTTAAAGATGCAGTGGCAGCAGTATTTGGGTGGGACCGCACCATGCTCGAAGGGCGCACAAAAGAAGCCCGCGAGTGGCGAGAACAAGTAGATCCGTGGTGGGCAGAACGACTGGCAATGCCTACTCTAACTCCTAGATGGGTATTGCAATACTGGGGCACAGAAGTTTGCCGTAGATCATTCCATGACGACATTTGGATTGCCAGCCTAGAAAATAAACTCCGTACTAGCAAAGACAATGTAGTAATCAGCGACTGCCGCTTCCCTAACGAAATACAAAGTATACGAGATGCAGGTGGAAAAATTGTATGGGTGCAGCGAGGAAACTTGCCTGAGTGGTACGATACTGCAATTGAAGCCAACAAAGGCCATAATTGGGCAACGCAAGATTTAAAAATGCGTAAGATTCATGCTAGCGAAACAGCCTGGGTTGGCACAGAGTTTGATACTATCATTGACAACAACCAGTCAATTGACGATTTGTATCAACAGGCAAAATTAATAGTCAGCAACGAGATCTCCTTGCTTCCAGTTAACTCCGTCCTTGGCTAATACCTGAGCACAATTAGCACAAACTGTTTTTAAATTAGCAGGACGGCAGTTGTCGAGATTGCCGTCTACATGAAAAACCCTAAACGGTTCTTTGTGAACGCTTTTAAATCCACACCGATCGCATTGTAATTTCATACGATACCCCGCCCTAAACCAGCGGGGTATTCCATGATTAACTCCGTGAGACATGCAGATCTCGCAGAGGCTACGGTAGTAGATTCTGTTGTTTTTCTTGTAGTTGACTGCACGGGGTCTAGAACCGCATTTGCATAAAGGTCTCATACAGATATTTACACCTTTTCTGCCCCTTTTCAATATGTTATAAGTAGCCATTTTTCCTAGACTACGCTAAATATTATGAGAGAACTAAACTCAGGAGATAACGATATGGCACTAGTTTCCCCAGGCGTACAAGTTACGATAATTGATGAGAGCTTTTATACACCAGCTGAACCTGGTACCACTCCTCTTATTGTTGTAGCTACAGCACAGGATAAAAGCAATGGAGCAGGCACAGGTACTGCTACTGCGACAACAAAAGCAAATGCTGGAAAAGCATTTAGATTAACAAGTCAGAAAGATGTTGGTGACTTGTTTGGTGTTCCTTTCTTTGAAAAGACACCTAGCAACACACCGATTCACGGTAGTGAGCGTAATGAATATGGATTGTTGGCAGCTTACAGCTACTTAGGTGTTTCAGCAAGTGCATTTATTGTACGAGCCAATGTTAACCTAAACGAGCTAGAAGGCACGGCAACAGAGCCAGGCGCAGAGCCAACTGATGGTGCATGGTGGGTTGATACTCGTGCAACAACATACGGTATCTTCGAGTGGAACGGCGCAGCCGGTGACACCA